GAATTTAATTCAGACGGTTCTTTAAAAATAGATGATGTTTCATCTGGAAGAACAACAAGCATGTACCATCAAAAATTAAACACAGATACTTATATCCCAGGTCACGGATGGCCAGACATTGTTCCAGTCCCAAATGATGAAGATGTCCATGAATGTGTTTATCTTCAATTTAGTTATATATTTGGAGAAAGAGCTTATTTTGATGAGCTTCCTTTTGAAGACAATGTTAATTATCAAGCTGAAGAAATTTATGTTACTGTAAAAACTTGGTGTGCTGGTTGGAGAATATTTGCAACTCCTAAAATTCTGTACTTGCATGATACAAAAAAACAATACCCAGAAAATAATTTTGAAATGTTGGCAGCAACAAGTAGACCTTGGACAGACCAACATAAAGATGCTTTTTGGAAACAATCTGATGAATCTATGCTTAAACTAAATGATTTGTTGTCTGGTCGTGGCGGTATAGATCTTGAAAAAGTATTAGCATATTGTGATTTTAGTGGACTTAATAAAAAATGGTGCGAATACATGCCTAATTTTGATAAAATGGACAATCAAATAGGATATAGACATGCCTATGATATTAGGTTTGAACCTCCAAGAATTGTAGCCTTTTAAATTAAATCTTTAATTGATATAATTTGTAAATAATAGATAAGGAAAATAATGAATAATCAACCTACTTGGACATCCCAGGAACATTTGTTTCATGGTATTTGGGTATATAGAAATGTATTTAAAAAAGATTTAGATATATTAAATAGATTAGAAAATATTGGCAATTTAGCTCAACAAGAGCAGGATGCTAGATATTCTTGGCAAGAGGCTTCTGTTGGATACTCTACAGTAAACCAGGGATATAGAGATTGCAAAGATATTAAAATTAATGAAATTTTAAATCCTGTTAACAATACTCAGGTAGAAGTGCTTAATCTTTGGAGAGATTTAAAGTATATTCAGTCTGGCCCAGCCTTAGATTATTGTAATAAATACTCTATAAAAATGGATTACTGGGAAGTCATGAATTGTATAAAATACGGTCCAGGGCAACACTTTAAAGAGCATGCAGACCATGGATTTTCTTACAGCGCAACTGTTTCATTGGTTGGTTATCCAAACGATGATTATGAAGGCGGAGAGTTGACATTTCCTAAGCTTAATTTAAAAATAAAACCTCAGGCTGGAGATCTTTACATATTCCCTTCAACATATTTATTTTCACATGTTGCTGAGCCAGTTCAAAGTGGTCAAAAGTATTCAATAGTAACAATGCTTGATTATAACGATCATGCTCATAACGATGAGTTCATGCAGATGAGACAGCGATGGGTAGATCAAGGAAGATAGATGAGTTTAATAAAGGCGTATAGGGTCAGCGATGTATGTGCTGACCTATCACCACTTTCTGTAAAAAGAGAGTGGATGGAAAATACTCAAAATGCCCACGCCTATCATTGTTTTCCAGTAAGCTTAACAAATCAAATGGGTTGGGGAATTTCTTTTCCAGAGGATATTACGTTTATGTGGGACGGTGTATCAGATTCAAACCCAAACCACGTTAAAATAATATCTGGACATAAATACGTTTCTCCTAACAGAGCAAATGCAACAATTAGTTTTAATACAGGCATAATGTTTAGAACAGACGAAAATGTAACTTTATTTCAAATGCCAGTTCCCAATTATCCAAGAGATGGCGTGTCTCCATTTTCTATTTTAATGACCACTTCTTTTTATAGTAAAGAATTACCAATTGCTTGGCAAATAACAAGACCTAATGTAGAAATAACTATTAAAGCTAATACTCCTGTTATTGCTATAATACCTTTAAATTTGTCAGAAATAAATAATTCAGAAATAATTTTTGATAATATTGTTAATGCAAAAATGCCTGACGCTGATAATTCAGATTATTCTCAAATTGCAATTGAAATTAATAATCAGGGAAAGTGGACTGATTGGTATAGAAATGCAACAAATCATTTAGGGCAAAAAATGGGAATTCACCAAGTTAAAAAATTTGATTTGGATGTAAAATGAACAAGGCTATTGTTTATGAAATTGATGGTCCAAAAACAAATATATTTCCTTTAGAGGTTTCTCGTGATTGGATGGTAGAAAATAAAGATGGATACCATTGCCCGCCAGTGACATTAACAAATAAACTTGGTTATGGGATTTCTTTTGAAAAAGATATTTCTTTTGTTTGGCATGGAAAATCTGGTCAAGGTATTGACGGAGATATAGAAGTGCTTGAAGGATCTGAGTATTGTTTTTTTGGTCGGGGCGGAGGAATAATTGGACTTTCAACAAATTTAGTTTTTAAGACTGATAGTAATACCAGCATATTAACTATGCCAGTACCTAATCAGTTTATAGATGGGGCACAGTGTTTTACCTCTATATTATCTTCATCTTTTTATACAGGTAATTTGCATGTAGTTTGGAAAGTAACCTCCCCAGATAAATTGATAAAGATACCTGCAGGAACCCCAGTAGCTTCAATTATACCTATATCAATTTCTGATTTAAATAACACTAGTATTACAATGTCTAAAGAGAGTTTAAATAGAGTTCATGGCTCTGAATATGTTGAAGCTATGTTTGAATATGGTAAAATTAATTCTAGGCTTACTCATTGGTATAAAAATGCTTTAGACCATCTAGGTAACAAAATAGGAAAGCACGAAGTTGAAAGTTTATCTTTTAAAGTAGAAAGAGAATAAAAATGAATCAAACAAACTCTAATAGCTGGGTTCAAAATAGACCCACATCTATTACTCCATCTGGATTTTTTGGCAACTCGTCAGATAATATAATTGAATTGGAAAACTTCTTAACAGAAGAAGAACAGCAAAAACTGATGAATTTTGCCTTAACAAATAAAATATGGGATGTAACTCAAGATAGTTATGATGAAGATGGCTTGGTTCTTTATCAGGCAAGTATTTGGGATGATCGTGTTTGCACTTATGATTCATTGATGAAATCCGATCCATCAATACTTAAATTAATTTATGGTATGATAGACAGATTAAAAATAGAAGTTGAAAAGTTTTTTGAAGTAGAGGTAGAAGCAACTGGACCAGCAATTGTAAAGTGGCCAGTAGGAGCAAGACAAGAGCCACATGCGGATAAAGAATTCCACATAGGTGAAGAGCAAGGAAGACCAAATGATTTTCCTTATTATGACATAGCTAGCTTATTTTACTTTAATGATGATTATGAGGGCGGAGAGCTTTATTTCCCACAACATGGTCTTGAATTTAAACCAACACCAAGATCAGCTTATTTTTTCCCAGGAGATAGATTCTACACACATGGGGTTCGTCCAGTAAAATCTGGTAATAGATTTACTTCTCCATTTTTTTGGAATATTAAAAAGCATACTGGAGAAAAACAGCCTCCAGCAGGTTATCGTGGCGGGTTTGAGTCAGAAGAATACAAACAATTATTTAATAAAGGGCAGGAATAAAAATGATTAATTTAAGAACAGATGTAAATGATTTAGAGTGGGATGAAATATACCCAGGGGTTATATGCTATAGAAATATGCTTAAGGATCCAGCAAAAGCTTATGAAACTATGAGAAAATCAGAGCAGCTTGCATCAGGAGATTACTATCTTTCAGCTTGGACACCATGGTCAGCATTTGGAACCTACTCGCAACCTAAAGACAGCGGTTCTTTTACAAATAACTCAGATCAACAGTTTCAAGATGAAAAAGATTTAGATGATGAAATTAGGAATGCTTACGACAAGGCTATTTCTCATTATTTTAACAATATCAGTATAGAAAGAACATTGCCAGAGGATGCTTATTTTAGCGGACATTCTTACTGCAAATACTTTAATGATGTTGATGTTTTAAAAAACAAGATGACTATGCAGTACCATACAGATTTTATTGTATCTGAAAAAGATATGCCAGGTCCTAAATTCCACACTACTTGTACTTTTTATATTAATGATAATTATGATGGTGGAGATGTTGAGTTTTGGGTTAATGGAGATGTAACAAACCATAAGCCAAAAGCTGGAGATCTTATGGTATTCCCATCTGGTGAGCCTTTCTACCATGGAGTAAAAACTATTCCTACTGGTAACAAGTTTTTTGTTAGAAATTTTGTTATGTACTCTTATGAAGGTTCTCCTGAATGGATTGCAAATCAAAGAAAATTTGGAGCTTATAAATGGTCTAAAATGGAAAGCGAAAGAATTGAATTTGATAACAAAAGAACTATGATTTACTTTAAAGACGGAAAGCCAGTAAGTTATGAAGAAGCGTATCCTCAAGATGCGGGAGTTATGTAAATGGAAAAAGAAAAATTATTAAAAGATTTAACTATTTATAAAGGCTTTATTACAAAAGAAGAAGCTAAAAAAACTATAGATCTATTAAATAAGCTTGATGAAATTAGAGGAGATTTTTGGAAACCAATTTCTTTTTATGAATCTTATTCTTCTGGATATCCTGAAGACAATGATCCAATACTGGAAGAATTTGGTTTGCCTAATAACTGGTTCTCAGATCTTTATCAAAGGTTTAGAGTAGTTACAGCAGAAAATGCTGGTATACCAGAGCCACAACTATCTAAAATAAGTTTTCATACTCAAAGATGGTTGCCAGGAGCATTTGCACCAGAACATTCAGATAATAGTTCAAATGATGGAGTAATGGGTGCTTTTACTAGAAGTCGTTATGCTACTTTCTTATATTTAAATGATGACTTTGAGGGTGGAGAGTTAGTATTTCCTCAACACAATTTAAACATAATGCCAGAAACTGGAATGCTTGCAACATTTCATGGTGGACACTCAAATATGCATAAAGTTGATATAGTTAAAAAATTACCTAGATATACAATAGGTTCATTTTTTGATGATCGTGAAGAATCAGACTACCCACAAGAGACCAGAGATGCCTGGGCAAAGGAGCTAGCAGAGGTTAGAGCCATGCAAGCCGAGCAGGCAGTAGAATGGGAAGACATTAGAGAAAAAGGCCTTAGATTGGCTCCTACGGGCGTTCAGTACCCAGCACAGGAAGTTGAGTCATAAAATGCAAGAAGCAAAGTTTAAAAAACAATATGTAATGTTTGACCTTGAAGTATTAAGTAATGATATTTGGTATTGGGATAATGTAATAAGCTATCCAGATGATTTAGTTAGATTAATAGAAGACTTAGACCAAGATCCTGAATCATACAATAATATTCCTAAATGGACGGAATGGACTGCAAGTGATGATAAATCATTGCTTTACGGTTATGTAAAAATGATTCAATCTGACACGATCAAAAATAAAAGCACTAATCCTAAGATAAACCAAAAAGTTTTATATGTTGTAAATACATTGAAGATGGCAGCTGAAATGTCTTATAATCAGTATATTAATCAGCATACAAATATTGATCCTGCTAAATATCAACTTGACCTTTCCCATGTCCCAGTTAAAAGGTGGAATATAAATTCTTATATGGGTCCTCATTCTGATGGTGGCTATGGGCATCCTAATCTATCATTTACTACTGTTACATATTTAAATGATAATTATGAAGGCGGAGAAATTAATTTTCCAAATGACAATATAACAATAAAGCCAAAAGCTGGTAGTTTAATAATGTTTCCAGCATCAACTGTACATGAAGTAAAGCCAGTATTAAATGGGGTTAGATATACTTCAACCAATTCCATAAATATGATATAATTAGATTTTGGAGGAATTATGAAGTTTTACGATAGACCAGATTGTATTAACCCATCTCCTTTTACGGATGCATATGGAACAAAAAGCGGTATTTTTATATTTAAAAAGTTTATTGGTGAAGATTTAGTCAAATCTGTAGAAGATTTTTTAAATGCAGAGCAAGCAGAAGTTTTAGAAAACCCTTTAAATTTAATTAACTGGTATGAAGGAAAAACTACTGGGCTTCCTCCAAAGTTAATTGATGTTTGGGAACAAATTAGCGAACTTTTGTATCCAGATTGGGTAATCCATCCCTCGGCTTCTATTTTAAAAACCAAACCAGGCGACAATGGAATGTTTGTTCACTCCGACAGCCCAGGAAAAGGTGCTTGTCATCTTCTTTCACAAACAGACACTTATAAAACCTGTTGTGAGCTAGATTATGGTGTAGTTGCGTATTTTGGTGATTATGAGGGCGGAGCAATATTCTATCCAGATATTAATCCAGATGGTACAATTAAAGACGCTTTTCAATTAATAAATAATAAAGAGTGTTTTGAGTATAAGCCAGAAAAAGGTGACGTTGTAATTCATTCTGCTTTTGATCCTTATTCGCATGGAGTAAGAGAAATTACATCTGGTATACGTTATGCTTTTTCTAATTTTTCATTAAAAGCAATTGACAACCCTGGAACATTTTATAATTATAAAACCCCAGAATATTATGAACAAATTGGAGATAAGTCTGAGGCTTCTGTGAAGAAGTGGTTAGAGCCATTAAAACCAAACCCTCAGTTTACTCCAGAAGCTGTAAAAATTATGCAGGAGTCTGGTTTAAAGGGTCCTGAATTAGCTTCAACATTTTTTGCTGATATGAAAGAATAAATAATAAATTGAACAAGACTAGAACACTTCTTGACGGACGTGTAGTTGAAGAATTTGACTCTGCCGTTGATCTAACCATACATACAAAATGTCCTGAAAAATGGTTGTTAATTGACCTTGAAACTGGTCAAGAATATGTGGGATCAGAAAAGCCAAATTTATATGGCAAATGGAAAAGGATAAAAAACGTTGATAGAAATTCTAAATAAGTTAATATGTAAGATAAAAGGACATAACCTAAAAATGGCAGGCGAATGTCCATTTACCAAGAAAACTTATAATTTTTGTGAAAGATGCCTTGGCATGTTCCCAATAAATGGCTAAGCAAGGTTAAAAATATTCGCTACAGATAAAGAAAGTGGTAAAATAGATACATATGAAGATCACACCAGTTGAAGAAGTTAATTACGGAACCTACCTATGGCAGATGCCAGATGGCAAATTGGTGTCTGATGAAGACGGTAATTTTATGTGCATTTACGCAATTAAGGGTGATGTAAAAAAAATTACAGAGCTTAGAAATTTTGCTAAGTCTTATGGTGTTGAAGATGGAGAGCCAGTATGGTTTTCTGGACACCGCCCAGTTTCTGCCGAAGAGTATGATAATCAAAAGCAAAGAATGGACTGGGGATTAGTTGCAGACGAATGGGACATCCCAGCTCTAAAAGAAGATTTAGAGCAAAAGAAAAAAATGGGGATTATTTAAATGGAACACAAAGCTACAGTAGCAGATGATGATGATTTTTCTAAAGGTTATTCTCTTGAAATTGAAGGGGCAGCTTTAGGT